ACCCAATAGAGAACCTTGCGGTTAGAATGATGAAACAAGCATCAGAGAAAACAGCTAACACGGCTGGAGACGGAACAACTACTGCAATTGTTTTGACGGAAGCTTTAGTTAAGGCTGGTCAAAAATATATAGAGAAAGGTGAGAATATAATTCAGGTAATTAGAGACCTTAGGGCTCAGGGAGAAATAATAGATAATAAAATAAAGACACAGGCCGTTGAGGTTACTGAGGATATGTTAAAAGATATTGCGGCCATATCTGCTAACAACGATAAAGAGATTGGTGATATTATAGCAAGGTCTTATAAAGAAGTGGGTCGTGATGGTATAGTAACAGTTGAGAGATCTCAAACCGATGAGACTTATGCTGAGGTTACCAATGGTATAAAGGTTGATAGAGGCTGGACATCTCCAATGTTTATTAACGATCAAAGGAAAGATGAGTGTATATATGATAATGTAAAGATTCTTATATGTGATACTGAGATTAATAATATACTTCAAATTGAGAATGTTCTTAAGCCAATTATTAATGCAGGAGAAAAATTATTAATTATTGGAGACTGTTCTCAAAATGTTATTAATACTATGGCGGCTAACGTTCAGCGTAATGGATTAAAGTTTTGTAATATACAACCACCTTCATTTGGATATAAGACTCATGAATTAATGCAAGATATTGCTTTTGCTGTGGGAGCGAAATACTTTTCTGAAAAAACTGGAGATGATTTATCTCTAATTAGACCAGAGGATTTAGGCCATGCAGATAAAATAATAGTAGGTAAAGATTCTACTATAATAATTAAAGACGGAGACATTAGTAATGAAACTATAGCAAGAGTAGAAGAGCTGAGAGAACAACAACAAAGATTAACAGCTAAACATGAGAAAGACTTTATTAATGAAAGGATCGCCAGTTTAGTCGGAGGAATAGGATGTATATATGTAGGAGCCACTTCTGATATAGAACAAAAAGAAAAATTTGACCGAGTCGATGACTCGGTATGCGCTGTGCGCAGCGCCTTACAAGAAGGCATTGTGCCAGGGGGAGGATTATTATTATATAATATAGCTCAAACTTATAAAGGTAAAAAGACTTCTCATAAAATATTAAAAGAAGCTTTAGAAGCTCCTCTTCGTCAAATTTTAAAAAACGCAGGATTGGAGAAAGAAGACATATATGAAAAAGAGCCTAAAGCAAATTACGGATACAATGTTGTTAATGGTAAGTACGGGGACATGTTTAAGATGGGGGTAGTAGATCCAGCAAGAGTAACTACTCAAGCATTATCTAACGCTATTAGTGTAGCAACAACCATACTCACTACAAACGCTATAGTTACTCACGCAAGAATCCATACTGATGCTTAGGTGGATATTATCTTTATTTTTTAAAAGAGAAGATCCTAATAAGAAGCTTATAGAGAACATGAATCGTTATGACAAAAAAATATTATAAGAAGCAGTGGGTTATTGCTTATCTTAATATTAACGAGGTAAAAGGCGATTATGATAACTTCTCTTTTTCAGACTTAATAAAGAAAGATAGAGCGTACGACTGGACAAGATTATTACATGATATAGATAAAGAAGGATTAAAAGAGCTAATTGAGGTGGAGAAAAAAGATTTACAATATAGAGTAATACAAGGAAATCATAGATTAAAAGTATTACAGTATTTATATCCACCCAACAATATATTAAGATTTAAATTAAAAAGATATGAAGCCAATAGGTAAATACATTGTAATCAAAACAATTAAAGAAGAATTAAAAACAGAATCAGGATTATTATTGTCTAACGAAGATGCTAACAACTTTAGATATAAAAAGGGACAAGTAATAAAACCAGGTACTGATGTATCAGTAATTAATATAGATGATATTATATATTATGATGGAGCGGCAGGTCATCAAATGTTAATAGAGGATAATCCTTATACGATTATTACTGAGCGCGATGTCGTTGTTGTCGTATAAACTTATTCATCTCTATAATCATATTACGATAAACCTTATCCATATAAGAAGCATCGTGTCTAAATAAAGGATTATATTCAGGGCTTTCTCCTATTTCTTCTCCATTTAACTTCTTATATATAGTGTTAATCATACGTTTGCCTTTATAAGATAATTCATAAAGAGTTGTTTCTTTACCCTTTCTTTTTCTCCACACATGTATATACCCTTGATTTAGAAGCCTATAGAATCGAGGCTCGTCCCAAGACATACATTCTTCAAACTCTTTAAATTTAGTTTTATTAAATATTTGTTCGCTATAAAGGAAAAATAGCATATCTATATCGGGAGTTCCGACTTTGTATTTGGCTTTAGCCCAATACCTTATCACCCTCCAATACTTCATGTAGTCGTGTGAGGGTTGAACTCTATCGTAGTTCTTTCTTATTATATTTGACATTAAATTAAATTTGTATCTTTGCAGTCACAAAGGTATTAAAATTATGTCAGACGATAAGAAAAAGAAAAAGAGAACCGTTAAAAAGAATTACGTTAAAGACGCTAAGTCTAAAAAAGTAGTTAAGAAAACCAGAAGAGGTACTACTACTAAAGAAAGAGTTAGCCAATATAACGAAGGTTATTTAGGTCATAAGCCTGCTGACATCCCTTATGGAGACAAGAAGTTATGGGAAAAAAGATTTAAGTCTAAGACAGATAAGGCGGGTAAGGAAAAGATGCGTAGAGAAAAAATTGTGTTTGATGATGGAAATCAAATGACAAAGCGTACACAACGTAAAGTTAGATTTGGACCTAAGAAAGGAAAGTTTAAGATTAAAACAACTCATTATAACAGAGGAGAGAAAACCGTAACAAGAAGATATAAAGACGCTATTAACAAAGATAAATTATAAAATCATGGCAAAAAAAACCGACAGAGAAAAACTTAATAAATTAGTTAAAAAAAGAACTAAGACCGAAGACAGGTTAAAAAAACTTGAAGGTAAAAAAAGAGCCCCTCTTAAAAAACTAAGAACAAAGATTCAAGAAAAGAAAAAGAAAAGAATCCAGAAAAAAATTAATGCCAACCCTACGGCTCAACAGGATAGAAAAAATGCCTTAAAGAAAAAATTAGAAGCTACAAAAAAGAAAGAAGCTCCAAGGACAGAGACAAAAAAGAAAACAATAAGGGAGAAAATGAAGGAGTATGACAGAAAAAATCCTAATGTTAATAAGCCTAAATCTGGAGATCCAAAAAGGAAGCCAAAAAATCCTGCGTTAAGAAATCCTGACGGAAGTATTTATCGTGAGAGCGAAGGGAGGAAGAGTAAAAGAAGAATGACGCGTAAAAAAACAACAAAAAAAGGACCTAAAGGTACGAGACTTAGAGATTTAGCTAACCCACTTTCACCATCAAAATTTGATTAATTATGCCAGACGATAAAAAGAAATTAGAAAAATATAAAAAGAAAGAAGCTCGTTACACTAAGCGCTCGCAAAAAATAAGCGGAAAAGCTCAAGATAAGGTTAATAAACTAATGGAAAAAGCTATAACTAAAACTGAGAAAGGAAAGTATAGTGGGAATACCAAATTAAAGGACACGAAGGAATATAAGAAAATAGAGAGAGTTAAAAAAAGAACCAATCGAAAGTTAAGCCGTGTTCAAAAAAAGGACGCTAAAAATACTAAGAAATATAATACGCTTTCTAAAAAAATGAGAAATCTATCTACTCCTTTATCTAAAACCCCTACATTAAAAATAAAACCTTAATTATGCCAGATCCTAAAAAGAAATATAGAAAACCATTTGGTGGGCCTACAGTAAAAAAGAAAACCACTATTAAGTCTCCAGCTACTCTTAAAAAAGAAAAAAAGGAAAGAGAGAAAAAAGCTATTGATACTAAAAGAGCAGCGAAAGAGAAAAAAGCTGAAACAAAAAATAAAGAAAGATTAGAGAAGATAGAAAAGAAAAGGCTATTGAAGAAGTATGATATAGAAGGAAAGACGGCAAATAAAAATAAAAAAGCTAAAGAAAAAGAAAAGAAAAGAACAGAAAAGAAGCAAGGGAAGTTTGATAAGATAAATGCTAAGATTACCGCTTTAAAAGACAATAAAGAACTAACTAAAGAAGTTAGAGACAAAAAAATAAAAGATTTAAAAGACAGAAAAGATAAGATTCGTAAAAAAGCCTTAGATAAAAATATTAAGGCTGATAAAAAGCTTATTAAAAGAGAAGGAGATGCGGTAACTAAGAAAATTAAAAATGAGGAAAGAAGCCGTAAGAGAGTAAAAAGATCTAAAACCAAAATGGATAGACAAAAAAGAAGAGCTCTTAAAAGGTCTAATCGTAAAAAAAGAATGCAAGCAACCACAGGTATTAAGAGATGGGATACCACTTGGAAGTAAATAAAAAAAATAACTATCTTTGTAAAATATTAAAAAATTATAAATTATGAAAAAGCAAGGTTACAATTCAAGACTTGATGAGTCTTTAGGAATGAAGCACAAAGGCAAGCATAAGCAATCTATGAAATCTCGTAGAGATGAGTCTAAAGCAATGTCTAAAAAAGATTACGGTCATGCGTATGGTGGAGATCACAATATGTCTTACGAGTGTATTAACAACGTAAAGAAAAAGATCGGAGGCGCGATTAGAAAATAATCATGGCAAAAAAAGGAAGAACTAAAAAGGGTGCTTTCCCTGAAATTAAAAAATCCAATGAAGGCAAATTTACTAAATGGGCCAAGAATAACGGATTTAAAGATGCGTGTAGCGCGGCAACTGCTGTTATGAAGAAGACTGATAAGTATTCTGAAAGCGTAGTCAAGATGGCTAATTACGCAAAGAATTTTGGGTGTAGTACAAAAAAATAAAAAATTATGGGCAAATTATTAATTTGGTTAGGAGAGTCAATCTCTAACTTATGGTGTAAATTTCAGTGTAATTGGAACTGGATGATTTCTAAAGTTATGTTTACTGTAGAAACATGTCCTAATAAACTATGCACTTGTAAAAAATAACTAATGAAAAGAACTAAAGTAGAAGACTTACCAGCCACAAGAAAATCCAGAGGATTTGGAGACACGGTTGAAAAGTTTACTAAAATGACGGGAATCAAAAAAGTTGTAGACACTGTAGCTAAAAAAACAGGTAAAGACTGTGGTTGCGGAAAAAGAAAAGATACGTTAAATAGAATGTTTCCTTACGATAAATAAAAATAAAAAGAAATGGCATATCAAAAATTACAAGCAAGAGAGGCATTGGCGGTTATTCCTGATGCAAACGTACCAATTCCAGATCCTAACACGGCTATTAACTTAATTAGCACTACGGTAGCAGCAACAGATGGAGTAACATCATTTCAGGTAGCCGCAAATGCGGGGTCTGTTTTAACAGGGACTAACACTAAATTTACTGAAATGAATATTCCTATAGGAGCGATTGTATATAATCCTTCAGCAGCAACACCGGAATGTTACTTTGTAGTAAGCGTAGATAGCGATACTCAGATTACCGTAAATAAAGCGGTAGCAGGAGGAGCTACAGATGCTATAACAATATACACTAAAGCAACTATCGGTTGTACTTTATATATAGGAACAGCAGGAGATGTAACGGTTCAGATGGCAGAGCTTAATGGAAATACTACAGCGGCAGCTGCTCCAGCTAATGCAGAGATTACTTATAAAAACGTTGGAAACGCAGGCTTATTACCGATTCAAGTAAGAAGAGTGGATGATACTACTACTGCTTCTGATATTGTAGCAATGTGGTAATATGGGACTTGGTTTAGGAAACGCTAATGCTAACAACTTTGTTAAGACTCCTCCAGGATCAGCACCACCGTTCAGCAATCTTTATTCAGTACATTTTAACGGAGTAGACCAAGGTCTTCAAAACTTAACCGTATCCCCTTTGTTAGGAGCTGGGGGTACAGGAGATTGGAGTGTTTCGTTTTGGGTAAAAGCAGACACTGCGAGCGGAATAGGTAATCAAAGGATATGGTCGTTTGGAGCAGGGGGATCACAACAAACACAGTTATACATAAATAATAGTGGAAACCTACAGTTTGCAGGACCTTGGTCGGACGGGTTTACTTGGGGAGTAGCGGCTGGCACTTGGGCTCATGTTGTATATAGAGTAAATAGAGCTTCGGCAAGTTTAAATGTAGGGTATGTTTTAAATGGGAGTACATTTAATAATAAAAACCAATCCATAACAACAACGTTTGATACTACCGGATTTACTTATGTAGGTAGAAACTCAGGGAGTTATGGGTTTGAGGGAAATGTGGATGAGCTTGCAATATGGAATAAATATTTGTCAAACGCGGATTGTTTGGAAATATATAATGGAGGAAGCGGAATAGACTTAAGCACTGTAAGCGCTGCCGGTAATTTACAGCACTGGTGGAGAATGGGAGATCCTACAGGAACAGCTTCCTATCCTACTATTACAGATGCGGCCGGGTCTATAAATTTAACAATGGACAATCAGACAAGTTCTGATATTGAAACAGATGTTCCATAATGTTATTTTCCACATTAGACATATCGCTTTTAAATGATGTAAACTATAATGAGGTTACAGAGGATTCAGCTTTAACAGTTAGAAAAAATAATAATCAAACACTTTTTATTATAGGATTTCCAGCAAATAAAATACCTTCAATAGCAGAAAAAGAAGATCATTATACTAATCAAGAAATGCTTGATATTATTGCTGATCCTGTAAATGGATGGGTAGAAGAATAATAAAATAATTATGCCTACAAATAATAAAAATAAAACCGACAAAAAACATCGGAACCAGAAAAAAAACGAAAAGCGTAGCAATAATAAAGGAGCCCAAGTAAGAGCCCTAACTGACAGTGAAAAAAAGAGGTTAGTAAAAGCAGGATCCCCTCCTTCTCCAGTCAAGACCGTTATGAACTTAGCTAAAAGAGCGGGTAAAGCCCACAGCGAGCTTCATAAAAAAAGTGAAGGGGTTAGAGAGGCTACTAAGGCTACTAAGCCTTGGGCTATGGGATCAATGAAATAATTTATTATATTTGCATTTATGAATTGGTATCAAACATCAACATACAAAAGGAAAATAGAATTTGTACAAACGTCCACTTATCCTTTAAAAAATGAGAACTGAAATGAAAGACACAGTAGAAGTAGTAGCTGCCAACGGGGGAGCTTTAGGATTAACTTTAATGCAGGCTAATGAAATACTTCAGTTTGTTTCCCTTTCGTTAGCAATAGCATTTACAATATATAAGTTTATAAAGAAAACAAAGTAATCATGAAATATTTTACCTACAAAGAATTTGATTCGCCAGATGAGCCAGGTTCTGGTAAAAACATGAGGCATGACTTTTTAGAGCTTTTAGACTTTGCAAGAGAAGAGTCGGGGACTCCTTTCAAAATAACATCAGGATTTCGTACAGAAGCTTACAATAAAGATTTATTAAAAAGAGGATACAAGGCCTCTAAAAATAGTTCGCATCTAAAAGGGTGTGCTGCGGATATTTCATGCACAAGTTCATCTAAAAGAAGTTTAATAGTTAGAGCTTTGATTAATGTCGGGTTTACAAGGTTGGGGATCGCAAAATCCTTCATACATGTGGACAACGATTCTGATAAGCCTGACGCAATTTGGTTATATTGATATGGCAAAAAAAGGAAGAACAGGAAAAAAAGTATGTTGGGAGTATGGTAAAGGAAAATACTGTGGCACATTAATACCCAGTAAAGAAACTAAAACTCACCGATACGCAAGAACAGAAAATGGAAAAATTAAATCACTACCTAAGAAAAAATGATTAGAATTTTATTAGTAATATTATTATTTTGTTCAGCTTGTGCTTCTACTAAAGTTGCAGAAAAGTGTGATACAGACAAAGAAACTAAAAAAGAATGTTGTAGTAAAAAATGATAGATAAAAACAAATTAAAAAAAATAGCTTCAGAATTAAAAAAAGCTTCAGCTATGCACAAAAGTCAAGCTGTGAGAATAGACAAGATGATAAAGTTTATAAAGCCTAAAGCTAAAAAGAAAAAGTAATGGCCGAAAAAAGCAGAATGAAATGTAACCGAGTTGTAGCTTCTGACCGTCCAGGTAAAAAGAAGATGGTTAAAGCGTGTGAGGGGGGTAAAGAAAAGTTAATTCACTTCGGAGCTAAAGGATATGGTCATAATTATTCTTCCGCTGCCAGAAAATCTTTTAAAGCAAGACATAAATGTGGTACGGCTAAATCAAAACTAACAGCTCGATACTGGTCGTGCAAAAAACTATGGGCAGGAAAAGGAGGTTCTACAAAGTCAAGTCCTAAAAATAGAAGAGGAAAATACTAATGGAAGATATTTTAAAATTAATAGACGGATACGGTTTGCCATTAATATTATTATTAGGCGCTTTATATGCTTTGTATAAATTTTTTGTTTTTAGTATATACGAAGTAAAAGGACAGTTTTCAAAATACCATGAAAAAAATGCAGCAGACATGGAAGAAGTAAAAAAGAAAATAGACATTATATTAGAATACATAAGAAAGAAATCATGAGTATATTAAATAAAATATTAGGAGAAGGAGCTTTAGATATAGCTGGTAAAGTAGCAGGAATTGCTGATAAGTTTATTCATACTAAAGATGAAAAGGCTGCTTTTGAAATGGAAATGGAAAAGGTTATAATTGAGGCGGAGGCTGAGATTCAAAAAAATGTAACAGAAAGATGGAGGCACGATATGACCAGCGATTCCTGGTTAAGTAAAAATGTTAGACCTATGGTGTTAATATTTTTAGTTGTATGCACTGTCTTAATGATATTTATTGACGCTGGATCTATTAAGTTTGTAGTGGAAGAAAAATGGACGTCTTTATTAGAAATAGTTTTAATAACTGTAATTGGAGCTTACTTTGGAGGAAGGTCGTTTGAAAAAATAAAAAAGTAATGGCTAAATCACCCACATTTATATTTCGAGGAAATAGACAGAAAAAAAGACCTGGGGTTCACTCTAAATCAAAGAGTAGTAATTTAAAGTCCAGCAAGAACTATCTTAAAAAATATAGAGGTCAAGGAAAGTAAAATACATTCCATAACTTTTATTATCTTTGTAAAAATTAATTATAATCTAAATTTATTAAAAATGAAAAAAATTGAAACAAAAGAATTGGAGGCCTTACAGAGTCTAAACGCAGAGTTTAACAAACTTAAAACGCAATTAGGAGATTTAGCCTTACAAAAGCATGGAGCGTGCTTAAGAGTAGAAGAGTTAAAATCAGAGTTTGCTTTATTAGAAAAAGACCTGATGACGAAATACGGTAAGGATGCGGTAATTAATCTGGAGACAGGAGAGATAAAAGAAAAAGAAAAAGAACAAGAAAAAAAGTAAATGGCAAAAATTGAGAATAAAGTCGCGTATCCTTTAGTTAAACCACAATCTAATGATTATGTAGTTTTAACAGATGTTAGTGATAACAATGCAACTAAAACTTGTTTAGTTGGAGATTTATTCGGTTTTTTTGGATGGAAAACTTTTAGCAGAACCTTGTTGGCTTCTGAAATACTTGCTGCGGAAGCGACACCTATTATTTTAATACCCGCTCAAGGACCGGGAGTAATAGTTATGCCGGAGATAGGTCAACTGGTCGCTATGACAATTACTCAAACCGCAGTACCACCGGTGCAATTTAATTGTGCTAATCAAGCGTGGATAAGAACACCTCTTTCTGCTACACACGGGCAGACTGACATATATGCTCTTGATCAAGACAATGTAAATAATGCCCAACCAGGATATCCATTGAATGCTGTTTATGGGAGTAGAGATAATACTGGAGATAATACTTATGGGGGTAGTATGAGCCCCATGGTAAACGAGCCTATTGTTTTTACATTTGATCCGGGTGACGGACCTACACTTGGAAACGGAGCGATAACAGTTACTTTTAGATATAGAGTATTAACAGGATTTAATTTATAGACATGGCAAAAATTGAAAACACTCAAGCTTATCCTACGGTTGTCCCTGCAATGGACGACCTTTTAATTGCTACTGACGTTAGTAATAATAACGAAACCGTTACATTTTTAGTTAGCTCATTAATAGGAGGCGCTGGTGTTCTTCAGGGATTACAGTCTGTTTTAGATACCGGAAATACAGCTACACAAAATATTAACCTAACAGGAGATATTACAGTAGTCGGAACAGTTTATCCTACTACTATTACTGCTCAAGCAACAACCGGTGTAGCTGGTCAAATCTTATCATCTACAGGGACAGGTATTCAGTGGATTAATTCTCCTACTACATCATGTTGTAGCTGGCAAGATACTTTAGCTATAAACGATACCACTACTATTAAAGCAAGTGTAGATGGGGCTGCTTTTACTATATTTAATGCGGGAGGAGGGTTATATGTTAACAGTCCTGCTGTAGTAAATATTGGTGGTATTACTAATTTTAATAATACCGTTGTTGACATGAATAACAGTGACGTGGTTTTCGGTGTTACAGGGCAAATAGAAGATAGCACGGGATCTACTGGAACTAATGGACAATTTTTAACCTCTCAAGGCCCAGCTGGAGGAATAGAATGGTCAAGCACATTACCCCCAGCTTCTTGCTGTGGGCTGCAAAGTACTATTAGTGCGGGAAGCACATCTACTGGTCAAAACGTAACTTTAACAGGTACTGGACTCTGGACTTTCGACACTAACGTTTCTATAACTTCAGCGGGTACTAATACTTGGTCAGGCAACAACGTTTTTAGTGCCGCTGGAAATCTTAGTACTACAGCCGGTATTGCGTTAACAGGAAGTTTATATGACGGAGCGTCTACAGGTACAGCTGGACAGGTTTTAACATCTACAGCTACTGGAGTACAGTGGGCCGCAGCCAGCGCAGGGTCTCAAGATTTACAATCAGTATTAGATTTTGGAAACACAGCAGGAGGAGCAAATGCTAATATAACAATATCTGGATTTATAAGGCCAGGTCAAATTACAGATACATCAGGATCTAATGGAGCGGCCGGACAGATACTTACTTCAACAGGAACAGGGTTGGCTTGGGTTACCGGGACGTGTTGTAATTTACAAGATACTTTAAGTGTTGGTAATAGTGCTACTACCAGTATTATATTGTCAGGGGCAGGAATTAACCTTACAGCCCCTACCGTAATTCCAACGCTTATACAAGACGCGTTAGGAAATACAGGAGCCGCAGGACAAGTTTTAGGTTTAAACGCTGGGGCTACCGCAATAGAATGGGTAGCAGCAACAGGAGCAGTGTCTTCTGTAACCGCAGCAGCTCCTTCTACATCAACAGGAACTTCTTTAACTATAAACCCTACCGTAGGAGCGGTGGTAGTAGAACCTCATGCTTACGGAGGGACAACTAATGTAGGATTTGTTCCAACAGGGGGTAGTGCAACTACTTTCTTAAGAGGAGATGGAACTTGGCAAACTCCAGCCGCAGGTGGTGGGGTAACCGATCTTAGTACTAACGATGGGGCTCTTTCTACAGGAAACGCTATAACTGTTAATGCGGCCGCATCAGGATCTGTAACAGCTAATGTATTTGCGTACGCAGGAACATCTAATGTAGGGTATGTGCCGACAGGAGGGACGGCCTCTACTTTTTTGAGAGGAGATGGTACATGGCAAACTCCTGCGGGAGGAACAGCTACAGCGCCCGAACAAGTAGTTAAGGTTCCTTTTTATAACACTAAATGGACTCCTACCGGATCAAACCATTACACGCTTCCCAATGCTTTAGGTGGATCGTACTCTATGGGTCTTTTAAATACCGATTTAGGAGGGTTAGCTCCATCGGCAGGAGGGTTTACCGTTAGTCATTCAAACTTACTGGCGGGGACAATATACGGAAACCCAGGAGGAGGGGACTGTTCTTTATATAGCGAAATATGGCAAATATGTAAGGTACAGTTTCAGTTTGTTACAAATGTAAACACCACCTTTGTATTCCAGCTTTGGAAGACTCAAATATGTCCACCGGATGAAGAAATAGGAACACTTCCTGTAGTAGCTACCTGTGAGTTTATAGAGGCGGACCCATCTTTAACAAATTGTTGTTCAGCAACCCTTGCTTCTTCTCCTGCAACTATCCTTGAGTATGGAGCGGGTGACGCGCTGTTTCTCACGTTAAATAACGCAGGTGCGGGAGGGACTAACGTTCCTTTTCAGGGGAATGTATATATAACTTTACAAAAAAAGGCACCATAAAATTAATTACAATTAAATAAAAATGAAATGGACATTCGAAAAATATCAATTGGCGCAGACTACAAGTCTGGAGCTATGCACTATATTGTAGGGCAAGACGTTTTAGGGGGAAGTCACACTATTCACTTAATTCAAGCGGTTGAAGGGTCTTACAAAATCTGGATTCAAAAAGAAAATGAAGTTTATATGTGGAAAGAGTTTTTATCTACCCTTCCTATTTCATTAGAATACAATATAAATTTTTAATGCAGTCCCCTTATAATTTTATAGTTACTCCTATTAATAACAGGAGGTACGATAATACTAAAAATATTAATGGGATAGACTTTATAACAAGCACATCTCAAGAAGACCACAAAACCTCTAATAGGTTTGCCGAAGTAATATCTCTTCCTATAGATTATAAAGGAGAAGTTAAAATAGGAGATATATTATTGGTTCACCATAATGTATTTAAGTTTTATTACGATATGTATGGAAGGGAAAAAAGCGGTAGAAGCTTTTTAAAAGATAATTTATTTTTAATAGATTCAGATCAGTTTTTTTTATACAAACAAAATGGAGAATGGAATGCTCATAGCAAATATTGCTTTATAAAACCTATTGAATTAGAAAAATCGTATATATACAAAGGTGGAAATGAAGAGCCTTTAATAGGAACGGTTAGATATATAAATAAAGAGTTAAAAGATTTAGGGGTTAAGGAAGGTGATAAAATATCTTTTACACCAGACAGTGAATATGAGTTTAATGTAGAGGGAGAAAAATTATATAGAATGTTTACTAACAATATAACTATGATATTATGATCCATATTATAGATAATTTTGTAGACAAAGATTTATTTAAAATAGCAACAGATTATTTGGATAAAGGAGAATTTTTAAAACATACGGTTGGAGAAAAAAATTTTTACACCCAAGACTCTCCGCAAGCATTTACTAATTATATGATAAGTAAACTGGGTTTAATAGAAGGTCGGCCTGTTGAAAATATTTTGAGTTTTTTTAGAACCTCAACACCCAATAAAGATACAGAATGGAGAATACATTCTGATTTAAATATTAAGGGAGAAAAACCGGATAGAGCGGCAGTATTATATATGTCTCCCCGAGAATTAGAAGAATTACACGGAACCGCTTTTTGGGAGCATATTATTTACGGAACATCATTACCTGACTCTGTAGATAATGAAGAGTATGACAGAATGATCAGGGTAGATGCTAATGAGTTAGATAAATGGAGATTAGTTTCGGTGGCTGGATACGAACAAAACAGATTAATTTCTTATCCTGCAAACTATTTTCACAGTAAGTATCCAAATAAATCATGGAAAGAAGGCAGAAATGTTTTCGTAATATTTTATAAATATAAATCAAATTAATTATGGGAGTACAAAAAAACATTGGAATATTAAAAGCAAAAGTAGAAGCCTTAACTACTAATTTGCAAACTTTAATATTAGAAGAGAAAAAAACAAGAGATTTAGTTTTAGGGGTTTTGCAAATCTTAAAACACATGCCTGGTCACGATAAGGCTTTAAAAGAAATAAAAAAATTACATGAAGAAAATGGAGAGTAAAGAAATTAAATTACAAATAATAGAGGCCGGTAAAAAAGCTGTAAAACAGTTAATTAAAGTTGCAAAAGAAGATATTATAAAATATGATAAAGATGATGAGTTAGCCGCAGATAGATTAAAAAATGCCGCTGCTACAAAAAAATTAGCAATATTTGATGCCTTTGAAATATTAAACAGAATAGAAAGCGAAAGAGCTTTATTAAATGGAGAAGTTGCTGATAAAAAAACTAATACATTAAAAGGATTTGCAGAATCAAGGTCTAAATAATTTATATACAGAAATAAAAGGTATTATACCTAAAGCTGTTTTGTCTAATAAAAACAGAGCAAAAAGCTGGCTGTATGGTTATAACGATAAATATGATATAGTTGTTATTTCTAAAACAGGACAGATAGAAAGTATTATAGATATTAACGGTTTAAAAATTGCTTTACCTAAAGCACCGGGTGATATTTACGCGAGATCAAAAGAAAAGAAAAAGCAATATTGGGAGCCTTCGGTTTTACCTAAAGAATTAAGTAAAATAAAATCTATCTTTCAGTGGCATGAAACTCCTAATAACTTTAAGTCTCAATGGGTTGATTATATTGAAAAAGAATTTGATTATAGAGAGCAAGGATTCTGGTTTATGAATAATGGAAAACCTACATACATTACCGGAACCCACTACATGTATTTACAATGGACTAAAATAGATGTTGGTCATCCTGATTTTAGAGAGGCCAATAGAATATTTTATATTTTCTGGGAAGCATGTAAAGCAGATAAAAGAAGTTTCGGAATGTGTTATTTAAAAATCAGAAGATCAGGTTTTTCATTTATGAGTTCTTGTGAAGGAGTTAATCAAGCGACCATTACAAAAGATGCCCGAATAGGTATATTATCAAAAACAGGGTCTGATGCTAAAAAAATGTTTACAGATAAAGTAGTTCCTATTTCTAATAATTATCCTTTCTTTTTTAAACCTATTCAGGATGGGATGGATAAGCCTAAAACAGAATTAGCATATAGAGTTCCAGCCTCTAAGATTACTAAAAAAAATATGCACAAACTTTCTGATGAAGAGCTGGAAGGATTAGATACCACTATAGATTGGAAAAATACAGGAGACAATAGTTATGATGGAGAAAAATTACAATTACTACTACATGATGAGAGTGGTAAATGGGAAAAACCTGATAATATATTAAACAACTGGAGGGTAACCAAAACCTGTTTACGATTAGGTAGTAAGATTATAGGTAAATGTATGATGGGTTCAACTTCAAATGCTTTAGATAAAGGAGGTGGTAATTTTAAAAAATTATATGAAGACTCCTTACCTTCTGAAAGAAATGCTAATGGACAAACTAAAAGCGGTTTGTATTGTTTATTTGTGCCTATGGAATGGAACTTTGAAGGCTATATTGATAGATACGGGATGCCGGTTTTAAATAACCCTATTAAACCTATAGAAGGTATAGACGGAGAGCTTATCAGTGTGGGAGCTATAAACTACTGGGAAAACGAAGTAGACTCTTTAACTCAGGATCCTGATGCTTTAAACGAATTTTATAGGCAATTTCCTCGGACAGAGTCTCATGCTTTTAGAGATGAAAGTAAACAATCTTTATTTAACCTAACTAAAATTTATCAACAGATAGACTATAATGATTCTCTTATTATGGATCATCATTTAACAAGAGGTTCTTTTTCTTGGGAGAACGGAATAAAGGATTCTAAAGTAATTTGGAGCCCTAATAGAAGTGGTAGGTTTTTAGTAAGCTGGACTCCTCCTAAGCATTTACAAAACAAAATTGTAATAGAAAGAGGGTTAAAAAAGCCAGGTAACGAACATATAGGATCGTTTGGTTGTGACTCTTACGACATATCTGGAGTGGTGGTTGGAAAGGGTTCTAATGGGGCTTTACATGGAATGACAAAGTTTAGCATGGAAGAAGCTCCAAGTAACGAGTTCTTTTTAGAATATATAGCGAGACCACAAACAGCCGAGATATTTTTTGAAGAAGTTTTAATGGCCTGTATATTTTACGGAATGCCTATATTGTGTGAAAACAACAAGCCTCGATTATTGTATCATTTTAAAAACAGAGGATACAGAGGTTTTTCTTTAAATCGCCCTGATAAAACTTACAACAAACTATCTAAAACAGAAAGAGAGTTAGGGGGGATTCCTAACACATCCGAAGACGTAAAACAATCTCACGCTTCAGCGATAGAATCTTATATAGAGAAACATGTGGGAATAGATTTTAATGGAGACTATAGGGATCCGGGAGATATGGGGACTATGTATTTTCAGAAAACTTTAGAAGATTGGGCTAAGTTTGATATAAGCAACAGAACTAAATTTGACGCTGCGATTAGCTCTGGTTTAGCTATAATGGCTAATCAAAAGCACTTATATACACCATCTAAACAAAAATCAAAAATAAGTATTAACTTTGCAAGATATAACAATACCAGTAATTTAAGCCGAATAATCCGATGAAAGACGTAAAAATAGACATAAATAAAGCCGCCTTTCCAGACCAGTTTGTTTCTGATAAAGAAAAGAAAACTTATGAGTTTGGACTACAGGTAGGACAAGCAATACAATACGAATGGTTTAGGAAAGATGGATACAACTGTAGGTTCTATAATCAATGGGCAGAATTTCACAGACTAAGACTGTATGCTCGAGGAGAGCAGTCTATTGCTAAATATAAAGATGAGTTGTCGGTAGACGGGGATTTGTCATACCTTAACTTAGATTGGACACCTGTTCCTATTATACCTAAATTTGTAGACATAGTAGTAAACGGAATGTCAGACAGGTTGTTTGAAGTAACTTGTGTGGCTATGGACGCTATGTCGGCAGAAAAAAGAAATTCGTTTCAAAGAGATGTAGAAAAAAACGTTCAGGCTAAAGATTTATTTTTACAAATAGAAAAAGACTTTGAAGTGCCTATGTTTACTCAAGGCCCTAAAAATTTACCAGAAACGGATACGGAGATGGAATTGTATATGCAATTAAATTATAAGCCGGGAATAGAAATAGCTAACGAAATAGCTATTAACACTATGCTTAAAGAAAATCATTATGAGGATGTTCGTAAAAGAGTAGATAGAGATATAACTACTTTAGGACTTGGTATATGTAAACATACGTTTCAGCAAGGAGACGGAATAAGAGTGGAATATGTGGACCCAGCAAACGTGGTGTACAGTTATACGGAAGACCCTTATTTTAGTGATGTATTTTACTGGGGAGAATTAAAAACTGTTCCTATTGGAGAGGTTGTTAAAATAGATCCAGAAATTACCAATGAAGATTTAGAAGAAATTTCTAAATACAGTCAGGCGTGGTACGACTATTACAATGTGGCGGCTATGTATGAAAACAGTATGTTCTCTCGAGACACATGTACTCTTTTATATTTTAATTATAAAACTACAAATACTTTCGTTTACAAGAAAAAACAAATAGCAGAAGGAACTTTTAAAACTGTACAAAAAGACGATCAATTTAATCCTCCTCAAGAAATGATGGATGAGGGTAAGTTTGAAAGAGTAGAGAAAAAAATAGATGTATGGTATGAAGGGGTTATGGTAATGGGTACTAATATTATTTTAAAATGGGATATGATGGAGAATATGGTAAGACCTAATTCTGCTAACCAGTACGCATGGCCAAATTATGTAGCATGCGCTCCAAAATCTTACAAAGGAACACATGAGTCGTTAGTTAAAAGAATGATTCCTTTTGCCGACTTAATTCAAATGACGCACTTAAAAATACAACAAGTGGTGTCAAAAGTTGTGCCAGACGGTGTGTTTATAGATGCGGATGGATTAAGTGAAGTAGATTTAGGAACTGGAGCTGCTTACAATCCGGAAGACGCCTTGCGTTTGTATTTTCAAACAGGTAGTGTGGTAGGTAGATCATACACTCAAGACGGGGAATTTAATAACGCCCGACAGCCTATTAGTCAATTAACTTCTAATAGTGGGCAAAGTAAAATGCAAATGCTTATAGGTAACTATAATCATTACTTAGGCATGTTAAGACAAGTAACAGGCTTAAATGAAGCAAGAGACGCCTCAACTCCAGATCCAAGTTCTTTAGTAGGGGTTCAAAAATTAGCAGCCTTAAATTCTAATGTAGCTACACGTCATATATTAAAAGCAAGTTTGTTTATTACACAAAGATTAGCTGAGTGCCTATCTATTAGAACGGCAGATGTTTTGGAGTATGCAGATTTTAAAGATGAATTTGCTATGCAGATTGGAAAATACAACTTAGGTATTTTAGAAGAAATTAAAAATTTATACCTATATGATTTTGGTATTTTTATTGAAATGGCTCCAGATGAAGAGCAGAAACAACAATTAGAAGCAAATATTCAGATGGCCTTACAGCAAGGCGGAATTGATTTAGAAGACGCGATTGATATCAGAACTATTAATAATTTAAAATTAGCAAATCAATTATTAAAAGTAAAGAGAAAACAAAGCGCTGCTGAAAAACAACAACAGGAGCAGCAAAAACAAGCAATGCAAGGACAACAACAACAGCAATTACAACAACAAGCTGCGCAGTCTAAAATGCAACAAATTCAACAAGAGTTACAGGCTAAAATTCAAATCAAACAAGCGGAAATTGCTTTTGAAATAGAAAAGCAAAAAAATGAAGCCGACTTAAAACGTAGACTAATGGATGTGGAGTTTAATTATAATATGCAGCTTAGAGGAATGGAGCAAGGACAGATTGATATGAGAGAAGAAAAGAAGGAACAAGCAAAAGCTGATAGAATCAGTATGGGTAACACTCAGCAGTCCAAGATGATTGAGCAAAGAAAAAGAAACTTACCTGCTCAAACATTTGAATCTAATGAAGATAGTTTAGATGGGTTTGATTTAGCTGAGTTTGACCCAAGATAATATGCTTAAAAATATAATAAAATTAGTATTAACTTTGTAAAAATTTAAATTAAATAAAATGGAAGAAAATAAATTTGTCGTAAAAGACGTAAGTGGGGTTGAAAAATCCAAAGTAGAAATTGAGGAGAAGTTACTTAAAGAGCATGAAGAAAGTCAAAACGTTACAGAAAGTGACACTAACGTGGAGCGAGTGGATGCAAGCACTGAAAGTACCGAGCCCAATTCGAAACAAGAAGAAGTACAGCAGGAAACAGAAACACAAGACAAAACTACCGCATCAGAGTTAAATGATGCAGATGTTCTTTCTTATATTAAAAATAGATACGATAAAGATATCGAATCGGTAGATCAGTTATTTGACGCAAAAAATGATAATGAAGATTTACCAGAGGATGTTGCAGCGTATTTTAAATTCAAAAAAGAGACTGGACGTGGGATTAAAGATTTTGTCGAGTTACAAAAAGATTACAGCGAAATGGATGGGGACCAAGTGCTAACTGCTTACTACTCTACAACTGAAGAAGGTTTAGATAGTGAGGATATTAGAGATATTATGGATGAAAAGTTTTCGTTTGACGAAGAGCTGGATGATCCAAAAGATATTAAGAAAAAGAAGTTAGCCAAAAAAAGAGAACTTGTTAAAGCTAAAAAGTTTTTAACTGAACAACAAGACAAGTATAAAGCTCCTCTTGAGTCAAGTGGGGGTGGATTGTCAGGTGTTAATCAGGAAGAGCTGGATAGTTATAAAAGTTATGTAAAGGAGTCGAAGACTACTGAAGAGGCTCGTAAAAAAAGGTATGACTACTTTTTAAATAAAACCAATGAGGTTTTTAACGATGAGTTCAAAGGTTTTGAGTTCAATATCGGAGAAAAGAGTTTTACGTTTAAACCTGGAGATAAAGACGAGTTAAAAAGCAAACAATCTGATGTCAATAACTTTGTAAACAAATACATGGATAGTGACAGCGGATTAATGAAAGATGCTCGGGGTTATCATAAGGCGATGGCAGTAGCTATGAATTTAGACAAATTTGCTGAATTTTTTTACAATCAGGGAATGACCGCGGCTGTAGATGATGTTTCTAAAAAATCAAAAAACATTAATATGGACATGCGTAAAGCCCCTCAAACATTCAGTAAAGATGGTTTAAAAATTAGAGCTGTAGGAGACAATAGTAGTGGACGAGGACTTAAAATTAAAAGTATAAAAAAAGTATAAACTAAAAATTAAAAAAAATGTCAGTATTAGGAACACCAGGCTTTGACTTGCAGCCAAGCGCGCAGCAAGTAGCCTTAGCATCAAACTACCTAACTAACTTTGACTTTTTAAATCAGTATCTTCCTGATACTTATGAAAAAGAGTTCGAGCGTTATGGTAACAGAACAGTAGCATCATTCTTAAGAATGGTAGGCGCTGAAATGCCTTCAAATTCAGACCTTATAAAATGGGCTGAGCAAGGAAGGTTACACACTAAATATACAGCATGTACGTCTGCGGGAGCAGCAGCAGCTAACAATGCAACTTGGACTATTCCAACAGCGCAAGTTAACCCAGCTTCTCCACCAGCATCATCTGCACCAGCAAATGGTTATGCAGCAATCAGAGTAGGTCAAACTGTAATGATTTCTGACGAAACTGCAGGTTCAACTTTAAGCAATAAAGCTATTGTAACAGCTGTTTCTACAGGAGCACCATTTACAATAACTGTAGCTTACTATGAAGCAGCTGGTCAAGCAGTAGCGGCAGGTGTAAATTGTAGTATATTTATTTACGGGTCTGAGTTTAAAAAAGGTCAAGCAGGAATGACTGGATCTTTAGAGTCTCAAGACTTTATATTCGAAAACTCTCCAATCATAATCAAAGACACTTACGAGGTAAGCGGTTCAGATATGGCTCAAATTGGATGGGTAGAAATTACTACTGAGAACGGAGGTTCAGGATACCTATGGTACCTGAAGTCTGAGCACGAAACAAGACTTCGTTTTGAAGACTATTTAGAAACTGCAATGGTTGAAGCAGTTCCAGCAGAAGCTGGTTCTGGAGCAGCAGGTACTACAGGTCCAGAAGGTAATAAAGGTTCTGAAGGAGTTTTCTATGTAGTAAACACAAGAGGAAATGTATGGAGTGGTGGTAACCCAGTTGCTCTTGCAGGTTTTGATTCAGTAATCCAAAGATTAGATAAACAAGGATCTATTGAAGAAAATGTTCTTTTTGTAAACAGAGATTTCTCATTTGATATTGACGATATGTTAGCGGCACAAAACTCTTACGGAGCTGGTGGTACTTCATATGGTTTATTTGACAATGATGAGGAAATGGCTCTAAACTTAGGATTTACAGGATTCCGTAGAGGTTATGACTTCTATAAGCAAGACTGGAAATACTTAAACGATCCTACTATGAGAGGTGGTTTAACTGGTGGTGCAATCAATGGGCTTATGGTTCCAGCTGGTTCTACTACGGTTTATGACCAAATCTTAGGTAAGAACGCTAAGAGACCATTCTTACACGTTAGATATAGAGCTTCTGAAACTGAAGACAGACGTTACAAAACTTGGATCACTGGTTCTGCTGGTGGAGCAAGAACGTCTGATATAGACAAGATGCAAGTTAACTTCTTATCGGAAAGAGCTGTATGTACTTTAGGTGCAAACAACTTCTTCTTATTTAGAGACTAATAAGCACAATTAATTTAGGGGAGGGTTAAACTCCTCCCCTTTTTTTTAACTTTAATTAAATTATAATAAAATGAAAAAAAGAAAAAAAGGAACACCTGTCGCTAAACAATACAGGTTAAAAACAGATGTAGCGCCATTAGCTTTTATGCTGGCGTCTCATAACAACAAAAGAACCCCATTACTTTATTTTGACGAAGAGTTAGGATCCAACCGAGCTTTACGTTATGCAAGAAACCAGAAAAGTCCATTTGAAGACGAGCAAGATGGTAATGCTATTTTAGAACCTATTGTTTTTGAAGATGGGTTTTTAAATGTAGATAGAGGAAATCAAGTGTTGCAAGAATTTTTATATTATCACCCGCAAAACGGACAAACGTTTGAGGAGGTGAACAAAGAGGTCGATGCCGCTGAAGAATTAGAAGTAGAAGAATTAATTTTAGATGCTCAAGTTTTAGCAAAAGAATTAGACCTTTCTACTTTAGAAAGTTTATCCAGAGTTTTATTTGGAGCTGGATCAGACAGAAAAAGCACAGCTGAACTTCGTAGAGATATGTTAGTGTTTTCACGAAACAATCCTGTAGAGTTTATTGACATGTTGAACGATCCGTCACTTCAGGTATATGATGATGTAGCTAAGTTTTTTGGAGCAAGCTTATTATTGGTTAAGAATAAAAATAGAGATATTTATTTTAACCTTCCTACAAACAAAACTAAATTATTGACAGTTCCGTTTGGAGAAGACCCTCAAGATATTGCAGCGTCTTATATGCAAACTGATGAAGGTATTGAAACCTACAAACTACTTAATCGTATGTTAAAAGGAGATAATAAACCCAAGGCTAAAAAGAAAACCAAGTCTATGGAAGAGTAATAAAGAGAGCACCTTAAACAGGTGCTTTTTTTTTATATCTTTGTAGGGTGGAAAAATACTTAAAAATATATGAAAAACTAAAACCTGCTGCGCCTGGAGGATTTACATTGATTCCGATAACTAATATTTTAGCAGTGAGAGTCGTTCCTGGGACAGGGGAGATAACTATAATATATAATGACCGGACTAAAAGCGGAAAGAGGCCCACAATAATCACCACGCTATGGGCGTCTACTTATTTTGAGGATACGCAAATAATATTTAAGAGAGAGATACTGGATGCTTTAGCAAGTGACCAGCAGTTCACATTATCTACACTAACTACCAGAGATGTGACAACCAATGTCTCTCTGTAATATAAATAATATTGTTTATCTTTGCACTTTATTAACCCATTAAAATTATTAATTATGGACAAATTTTTAGACACTCCTGTTACGGGAGAAACACCAATGTTAGTGAGCTGTTCTGATGTAATTTCTGTGCAAATCGGAGATACAGGAGGAACTGGATCTAACCCAACAACATGTACTACTCTTTTTTACAATAGTGGTAATACAGTAACATTAACTCATGCTGCGGTATCTACAACTTTAGAAATGAGAGACTCGGTACAAAACGCTATGGAGGAAGCTTTAAAAACTTCTTGGACGGATGTTGCATTTGCATACGTTCCTGCTCAGGCGGTTTCAGCAATAGCTGTAGCATAAGTAAGATGTATAGATATATTAATTTACCAGTACAAATGTACGCAAGTTCTACGGCAACAAATGCAGCTGCTGTGGACTCGGGTACAACGGATGCGGCTACTACAGGAAAACTAACCGATAGCACTCAAACATTTATAACTACAGGAGTAGCTGTGGGAGATTATGCGGTTATCACTACAGGTATTGCGGGTTACCCTGTAAGATCATGGGCTTTAGTAACAGCGGTAGATAGTGAGACGGTTTTAAGTATTTCTGGACCAGGGGCTTCAGCTACAAGTGCAGAAGGTTTATCAGCAAGTGGTACTGCTTATGATATTATAGCGGCAGCTGATGCTTCTAAAGTTGTGTTGTCAGGAGCAAAGTTTACAGAAAACGTTTCAGTAGGAGACACAGTATGTTGTACGACTGCGGGAGCAATTAAAAACTTTACTGTAGCTAAAGTTGTAGATGACACTACTCTTATGTTAGCAGGAACGAATTTTGGAATCATTAACGGAGACACTTTCTTTATTTTAAGTGATAAAGGGGAGCATGGAGCTAAAAAAGTTCGTTTAGATAATGCTACTGAGATTAGAGGTAACGCTTCTGATGGAGAGGTAACAATTCATTACAAAAGAGGGGCTACAAGTCAAAAATTAGCTATTGCTATGGGAGACACAGTAACTGACGATGCTTACTTTATTAAATTTAAAGAAGAAGCATTAGAAATTATGAAGTCTCGATGGACAGTTAATTCCGGTGTAATGCCTTTAACAGTATCAAGCGGTACGCAAGGTATTCAATGGGCAGCATCATTTACTTGGTCATAGAGTATTAATTTACATTTAAAAGAGAGGTTTACAAAAAAAGTAGACCTCTTTTTTTTTATTATCTTTGTAAAAATCTTTATAAAGAATGGCGGCATCTATAAATGAAGTTAGAAATACAGTATTAGCTATTGCTAATAAAAATAATTACGGATATATATCTCCTCAAGATTTTAATCTTTACGCTAAACAAGCGCAGTTAGATATGTTTGAAGATTATTTTTATGCGTATAATAGTTGGATTAATAAACAAAATTCCAGGATGTCTGGAACCGGGTATGCGGATATAATAAAAGGACTGGAAGAAGTTATGGATACTTTTTCTGTACAATTGTTTTTAACCCAAGTAAATCAAAATATATTTTCATTACCTAATGATTATTATTTAATAAATAAATTATATTATTATTCAGACCCTTTATTTACAGGCACAGCAACAGCGGTTGTAGCTAATCAATTAGTTGATGCGGCAGCTGTAGGATGGACTACTATTCCCGCTTCAGCTCCTACGCCTCCCATAGGTAGTATTGTGGTAAACACTACTACTTTACAAGAAGCTTTTGTTACAGGAGTACTGAGTGGAACGACAATAACTTTAAGTGCTGATATATTTGGAGTTGTAGGGGAAAATTATGTTATTTATAAAGATACCAGAATAAAAGAAGTGGAAAGAGTTACTCAAAGTAAAATATTTTATTTAACTAACTCTATGTTAACCGCTCCTACTAAAAGCTTTCCAGCTTATGTTTTAGACGGAAATAACATAACAGTCTACCCTACCAGTATAAGGCAAAGGGCGGCTATTAGAACACAATACGTTCGTTACCCTTTAACTCCAAGATGGACGTGGCAAAATTTAGCATTAGGAGAGCCTCAGTTTGACCCTACACAGGCAGACTTTCAGGAGTTTGAACTACCAGATTCAGACGAACCAACACTGATTGCTAAAATATGTCAATATGTAGGAATAGAGATTAGAGAGGCAGATGTGTATAATTTTGGGAAAACAGAAGAAACTAACGAAATACAAGAAAGCAGTTAATTATGGCATATATTACAGATTACGTTTATTACGAAAATAATATTGGACCACCCTTTAATAGTCCTTCAGATGCTAATTGGGGTTCTTATCAATATGTTTCTTTAGAAGATATTGTAAATAATTTTATGTTAATGTTTCAAGGTAACAATGAAATTATTAATAATATAAATAGATATCAAGTTTTATTTCACGCAAAAAGAGGTATTCAAGAATTGAATTATGATGCGATGAAAGAAATTAAAATATTAGAATTAACAATTTGCGATCAGTTAAGATTTATCCTTCCTCCTGATTATGTAAATTGGGTAAGAATATCTTGGGAAAAAGACGGTATGTTATACCCTTTAACTGAAAACATTCAGACTAATTGGAGTGGAGCTTATTTGCAAGATAATGATTGCAGGGTATTATTTGATATTGACGGAAATGTATTAAAACCTGATAAATCTTTTTGGGACAAACAAAGAATAGATGGTACTCAAAAAAATATGTATTTAGGACAAGGTCCTTATAATGGTCAAGAAGGATGGTGTATAGATGGTTGTTGGTATTTTGATTATCAAATAGGAAATAGATTTGGATTAAATACTGAAACTGCAAACGTAAACCCTACTTTTAGTATAAACAAAAAAGGAGGAGTCATTAATTTTAATTCAGTTATGTCTGGTAAAATGGTAGTATTAGAATATGTATCAGACGGTATGGAGAATGGCGATGACTCCAGTGTAAGTGTAAATAAATTATTTGAAGAATTTTTATACGCATATATTAAATTTGCTATTTTGAATGGTAGATACGGGGTTCAAGAATATGTAATTAATCGAGCAAGGAAAGATAAATCTTCTTTGCTTCGTAATGCAAAATTAAGATTAAGTAATATACACCCTGGACGACTCTTACAAAATTTAAGAGGCCAGGATAAATGGTTAAAATAATATGGGTTCAAAACTAACATCAACAAATTTTGTAGCAGGTAAAATGAATAAGTCTATTGACGAAAGACTTGTTCCGCCAGGAGAATATATAGACGCGCTAAATGTACGTTTGGGTTCTACTGAAAACACAGAAATTGGAGCGGTAGAAAACTCAAGAGGAAACACAATTTTAACAACCTTAGAATATAATAATCAACCCTTGCAAGGGGATGTTAGGTGTATTGGGGCTTATGAAGATGGAATAAATGAAACTATTTATTGGTTTGTTCATAATGAAAACAACCCAAACTCTGTTGTAACAGGAGTTGTAGATTTAGTAGTCTCGTATAATACTAATACAGGGTCCTTAGTTTATCATTGTATTAGCACCGAAGTTTTACAATTTGATTTTAAATACCTTATAACAGGAGTTAACAAAATAGATAATCTTTTATTTTGGACAGATGACTTAAATCCACCCAGGGTTATAAATGTAACTTCAGATTATGATTATCCACTGGCCGGTGTAGATAATATATTTGAAGAAGAAGATGTAAGTGTTATTGTAAAACCTCCGGGGTATGAAGATTTTGACACAGCATCAAGTCAATACATGCCTTTAGGCTCCCCTGAAGTAGAGCTTTATCGTTTAGTAGGGCAAGAGAATTATATGGAAACCAGATTTTTGTGTTTTGGATATAGATATAGATATGCTGACGGCCAATATAGTGCTACATCTTTATTTAGCACTCCCGCATACCAGCCTAATGACTTTAGGTTTAGTATTCAGAATTACCTAAACTCTGGAATGAGAAATCGTTTTAATGCGTGTAGAGTTACTTTTTCTACAGGTTCAAAGCGAGTAAAAGAAATTGATCTTTTATACAAACAAAGCACCTCTAATGTTATATATGTAATAAAAAGATTTAATAAACAAGATTTAGGAATACCTAATAATAGTTACGAAACTGTTTCTTTTGCTAATAGTGAGATATATACTACTTTAGGTTCAGACGAATTATTAAGATTATATGATAATGTTCCTCGAACAGCTAAAGCTCAAACCATACAGGGTAATCGTTTAATGTACGGAAACTATGTAGACGGGTATGATGTAACTCTTACTCCGGGAGGAGCAGAAATAGATATAGATTATTGGACGGCTCCTAACTCTAAAGAGATTGCAGGAGAGGCTATTGGAGATGGGGGAACTACAAATCCTTTAACTAATGATTCTGCTTATACTTTTGGTCCAGGAACGGCTGGTCAAGAATCTGTTCTTATATGGGATTTAACTAATGCAAATCCAGTAGCAGGAGATATAGTAGCTGGAACTACATTTAATTTTACATTTTCTATAGAACAAAATCAATTAATTTGTAATCCAGGAGGGACGGCTGACTGTGTAGCGGCCAGCACTTTTGTTCAATCTTCTCCCTTTAATGTGTCAATGACATTTACTTGTCCTGTAGATTATCCTGATGTAACCGCTATGTGCGCCAGCCCTGAATTTGCCGCAAGAATTGGTGGTAATGCTGCGCAAGGATATTCGGGAACAGGAATAATACAAGAGCTTTATCCGTGTAACAACTCAGATAATGGGGGGACTTTAAGCGACAGGTTTTACTCTAATGCTATTAGTCCTATGACAGGAACAACTATGAGTTTGATAAGCGGAGGAATGGATGCAGCTCAACAATGTGCTACTCCTATT